AGAGGAGGCAACCGTCACACCACCGTCAGAAACATTGCGGTCAAGCTGGGCAATGGCCCAAGTGATAGTGGCGGTCATTCGGTTTCTCCTTGTGCCAGCGAGGCGGTAAGCATATTGACGAAGGCATCACGGCCCACACGCAGTTGGTCTAGGTTGAACTGAGCAGAACCCATCTTGCGGTCCAGATCAGCGATGTGATTGATGAGAATCTTCTGCTCGTCCGTCAGTTGGTCTTCAGTGTAGTCTACGTCATTGATCGTGATGGTTTGTGTTTGTTTCTGTGCCATCTTGATTTTCCTTTCAGGGGGTTAGGGGTTAAATGTTCGCAGTGTCGAGGCGAGCCTTCAACAGTGCAATCTCAGTAAGTGCCTCTTGCAAGGCGGCAGTCAACAGGGGGACCAGCTTGGAGTGGTCAATGGCCTGCATTTCTTCTCCGTCTTTCTCGCCCGTGACAGCCTGCGGTGCGACTGCTTGAACCTCATGGGCGATGAATCCGTCAGTGCGAGTACCGTCAGCCTTCCATGCAAAGTTCACGGGGTTGAGCTGACGCACACGGTCAGAGGCACCAAAGATCGGCTGGATGCTCTCCTTGAGGCGGTAGTCGGACGAGGTGTTGTAGGCGGTGGCAGCACCTGTAACCGAAATTGTACCAACGGTGACGCTATCCTTTCTAAAAACAACAACATCACCATTGCTCGTTAAGCGATTAAATACGCCAGTAACTCCCGCCCTTACAGCAGAAATATACGGGCCTGTGGTCGTACCATAAAGGGAAACTCCTGCTGTTGCGTCATCAACTCCAGTCTTACCCACCAGCAGGTTGCCGTTGCTGTCGATCCGCATACGTTCTGTGCCGCTTGCGTACTTCCAGACAAACGCCCCACCAGAGTTCTGAAACACGAAGCTCCCGGTCGTTCTCCCGTATACGCCACAATTGTTGGCAATAGTATCTGGATCACCGAGGGTTATTGTCTGGTCAGTCGCCCCGGTGTTCTGAAACCACGCCGCAGCTGACGTGGTGGCGGACTTTACCGTAAGCAGATTGGAGGGGGAGGTAGTTCCGATACCTACGTTACCCGCAGAGGTGATCCTCATACGCTCCGTAATGACGCCAGTGCTTTCAACGCGGTCGAGGGTGAAGGCAGCTGCACCAGCGTCATACACCGCTTGGAAACGCTCACCTGTGTTCTGGGCATCCGCGAACCGCACACCAGACTTGCTCTCGTCGGTGTTGTTAATCAGCAGGAACGGCGTTGCGCCCTCAATGACAACCTTTTCTCCGGGGGCGTTCGTCCCAATCCCTACGTTGCCAGAAGAGTCAATCCGAAGCCGTTCAACCCCACTCGTCTCCACCGTCACGGTATCAGCCGCAGGGAAGCGAATGGCGGTGTTGGTGTCTCCAGAATGGATGATCTTATCATTGATCTCCATATCAGGAACATTCTTAAAGAACTCTGCACGGGTAATCTTGTTTGTGGTACTCAGAGAAGTATCCACAATAGGGAGGACATCTGCCTCAGCAGTATTAGCACCTGTGATTACAGGGAGTTCAGAGATTTTAATCGTAGACATTAAATTGCCTCCACGCAATCGAAGGTGATACCATAGGAACTGATCTCATTGATGTTCCATTGGGTGATGTTGTCTTTGAGGCGGAACCTGCCTTTTGTATTAGCTACCACAACAGCGGTATTGTCGCCGGGGGAACTTCTAAGGTTAGGCCAGAGGTCCAGTGTGGCCCCTCCGCCACTTGTGTCCACTTGAGTAAGGACTTTGTAGAGTTGAGCGGCTGAACCAGAACCTAATTGAATGTAGTCTCCCGGTAGAAGATAGCCCGTAACGCTAGTAGGAAGGCCATCAATAATCAGAGTATCTCCAGTCTGACTTGCACCATTAACTAGAGGGGTTCCCGGTGTGGTACTAGCAGAACCCTGTGCAGCAAAGCAGTTAGGATCACCGAGAAGGAAGGTTCCCACTTGCCCTTTAAGACTAAGCAGGAATGCAACCCAATTCTCAGCATCTACCCTTCGCATAGGTGGGAGAGAGATAGATGCAGACCACCTTTGACCGGGATGGGCTACAATCTGTTGTTGGAACGTGAAGGGAGATTGACTAATAGCTACAGCATTTTCAGCCATAAGGGTAATGTTGGCAATACCAATATTAGTCGGGGTATTCAAAGGATACGAGATCGCCAATTATTTTCTCCTCATCTGAAGGCGCTTTTCATTTGACCACCACGAAGACGGGCATCAATAACAGCAGCTTTTGTAGCATTAGTAATCTGTGGGATCATCTTAGCAACTTCGGCACGAACCATAACCGAGTCACTGCCTGTGACGTTAATACTCAGGTTCTGAGTAAACCCACCAGAACCACCACCAGCATTAGCAGTTTGATTAGCGTTAACAACAGTGCCAGAGTGACGAGGGATAACCATTTCAGGACCATTCTCACCAACAAGGTAAGACTTGCCCGTCATTATAGAACCACCTACAGCCAACCCTACAGGGCGTGCCATTGGTCGAGGGGAACTTGTAACAGCACCACCACCAAAGAAACTCCCAAGACCACCGCTTACAGCACCAACAATCTGTTGGACCACATAAACACGATACAGTTCTTTGATGATCTCAGCAGCCATACTCTTGAAAGCATCCTTGACAGACTTAGTGCCATCAACCATAGACATGAAACCATCTTCGAGAGAACTCTTAACAGTATCCATGATACTCTTACGCTGTTGCTCAAGTTCAATCAAACGCTCAATCTCAGTGGCCTGTTGTACTAGACCAGCAATAACTTCTGGGTTTGTGGTCTTGAAGTCATCACCAAGAGCCTGACGGACTTTCTGGTAGGCTTCGGAAGTTCCAAGGAGTTCTCTTTCGAGTTCCAGTTGTCTCTGGAAGTCAGCAATGATGTCTTTCGGAGAACCACCTCCACCGCCAGAACTTCCAGAACTGCCCTTTGTGGTAGCGTCTCTTTCAAGTTGAGTGCGGAACCCGTAGGGATCAAGTTCTGGACCACCCATATTAAGACCACGGCCAGCACCAACAGCAGCGGAATATTCCGCCCTTTGCTCAAGACCAGAGGTAAGTTGCTCCATGAAGTTAGCGGCCCAACCCGAAGCAGTTGACTTCAAGTCCATCGTGACAGATACTGCCATACCGTTGATACTGTCAAGGGCGCTCTTAATCCCCTCTAGAGCAGCTTTCCAACGATCAGCTTCTGCTTTGGCTTCCCGGTAAGCGTTACGCTCTTCGTTTGCCCTACGTCTTGCAGCCGTTTCTAGTTGTTGTTCATAGGCTATTGCTCTTATGGCTTCGTTGTTCTTATCAATGTCTAGTTGCAGAAGGGCTTTTTGCTCGTTTACTTGTCCAGCAAAACCAGCACCCCGGCCACCCAGATTTTGAAGACTGTTTAGCCTTTCTTGAAGAACGGCCCTTTTAGCCAAAAGTTCGGAGAGATTGTTTTGGACAACTTGCTCTTCTTTACTAGAAATCCCAGTGGCTTCCATCTGACGAGCAAGACGCAACTGCTCCACTTTGGCAATAAGAGCATCGTAGGCTTGTGTCTGTTTGTCTACACTTGTAGCAGTCTTATCACTTTCTTTACCAGAGCTTGCAAAAGCCATCGCAAGCATAGCCAAGAGTGGGACGAGAATAGTTACCCCAGCAATAGCTGTTGACATACTTATGCTAAAGGCTATAAAGCTAAGTCTGGAGGCCAACAGTGCAGGAGACATGATGTAGAGTAAACCAGTCAACTGTGTGGCTTGTTGGCTAAATGCAACTAGAGGGTTTGTACCACCCTGAATTTGAACCAAGAAGTCGCTGACCTGATAGCCAGTCTGTTGTGCAGCCATGCCAAACTTGTTCATACCTGTTGAGGTCTGATTGACGTGTGTAGCAAAACGATTACCTGCTAGAGCAACTCCGTTTTGGAAGTTCTGGTACTCTACATTAAGAGATTCTACAGCCACCTCATGTTTTTTAACAGAGATAGCACCAAGCATGTGGGCTTGATTAATCTCGTTCAAAGACTTCTCGTACAACTGAGAAGAAGCATAAATACCATCGTACTTGGTACGGAGGCGTTCAATCTCACCTTCCATTGCAGAGGCACTGGCACTGGCAGAGATACCTTGTGCGCCCAAGCCGAGGTTAGGACCAACTTGAGCCTGAAAACTCTGTGCAGACTTAGCTGCCCTCTTTTCGAGTTCAGCCCTCAGTTTAACTTCGGAAGCAATAACTTTCTGGTTAGCAGCTTCAACACGCTGCGCCTCTTTTTCAGCCTTAGCAGCTTCTCTAGCACGGAGCTTTTCACGTTTATCAGCTTCTTGTTGAAGTTTAGCTGTATAGATAGCATCAGCCTGCTCTTTGATCTTATTTGTTTCTTCTGTGTCTTTGGCAGCTTTTTTCAGAAGGCTTTTGAGCCTGTTATTTTCTCTTACAATACCGTCCACAATCCGTACATAAGCAGTACCTGTGGATTGAAGGGCTTCTTTCAGGTTGTTGACTTGCGAAAAGTCTGTAGTGACGGTAATATCAGCCATGTTTATTCACAACCCTCAAGTAAACTGCGTCTATTCGTTTAACTGCCTCAATTTCCCAAGGCAGCAATGTATTCTGTGTCATTCGTTGCCAAGCATCAATCTCTTGGTAAGAGATCGGAATAGGTCCGTTGAACCCTTGACCTCTGGTGTGGTTGAGCAATAAAAAAGCAGTCCAGACATATTCCAGTAACTCTGGGAACTCTGGTCCCTGTAGAGCCAATGGTGTTAGTCCAGACTGCCTTTCTACTTGTTGTAGGTGTTCACGCTCAGTTACACCAGCTTTGTCAGGAATAGAGAGTTTAAATTCCCACTCTGCATACTCCCCCAGATCAAGGATTAGCCCTTCAAAAAAGCTGAGTAATCCTCTTGGGCTTCAAGCACTTGTTGCTTCAACCAAGGGAGGTTGTTGTAAAGTTCCATAGCCTCTGCAACAGAGAATTTAGGAGACTTCTTGTTAAGCTGGATGTCCCAATCCTTAGTAGTCTTTGCCAACATCTCAAGCGTAGCACTTTCGAGTTCCTCTGCCGTGAAGGTAATCTTCTTACCTTTGGCAGCTTTCTGGATACGCTTGTTGGTTTGCTCATGCACCACAGTCTTATAGACACTGGAGTGGGGAGCGTAAACCGTAATCGTCATTTCCTTACCATCATCTTTAGTAAGGGGTTCCTCAGTCAGAGGGTGTTTCACGTTGACAACAATAGTGTCATCAGTCGGGATCATATTGAATAGATCGGCCATGTCGGGTGGTCCTTGTTTAAGTTGTAAAGTGTCGGGGTTAAAGAGATAAACGGGTGAGCCAACCCCCGACAAGCCAGCCCACCCTAGCCCCAGAGGGGATTACGTAGTGGTTCTCGCTACGCTGCGATTACACAGAACGAGTGAGTTTCAAGTTCGTAGCTTCTGTAGTATCAAACAGTGCCACAAACGGCAAAGTGACGATACGCGAAGTCGGGTTGTCCACAGGAACATCAGCACCATTGATCTTGACACGTGGGAACAACCAAGTGTAATCAGAGGAACCTGTTGGGTCATCTACAACAACTTGCAGAGCAGTTTCAGTCTCGCTCAGGAAGCGGTTAATCAGTGAGGCATTTTCATAGTAAGCGGTGATAGTGCCTTCAACGGTAGCCATACCATACTCAAGCTGCGGGGTGGTCGAGGAGCCAACCACAAAGGTGGGTGCCAGAGCGTTGTTGATAGTGAAGTCAATACCAGTGACGATAGCAGCCGCAGAAAGTGCCCCACCAGCATCACCAATTGACAAAGCACCTGAGTAGGCGTCGAAAGGAGCATTGCCCGAAGGGGCAGTCTTAACGGCATCAACCGAAGTGCCGCTGATTGTCATGTCCTTACCGACCATAGAGAAGGTGCCAGTGACCATCTGGTTCGGACGAATGGACACAGCTAACGAAGACACAGACATACCAGTGAACAGACGAAACTGAGTAATGTCAGTTGCAGCATCTTCAATGGAGAAGAACTTGGGGGTGGTGCCAACTTTCAAGACGTTAGTCGAGAAGGTATTAAAGAAAGCACTTTCAAGGAAGGGGTCAAAGTCTGCTTTACGCAAGTCAGCAACAATGTCACCAGCAGCGGAACGGTTGCCATGACGGTCAACACGCAGCATACGATCAGGTTGAATGTCAGTACCCGTAACACGCTCTTTCGTCAGGTTCAGTGACTGAGTGGTGTAGGGGAGTTGAATAAGAGAGGGAGTACCGGGAGTAGTGCCGAAAGTCGATTCAGCAACATACGAAAGGCCAGCGCGAGAACCTTGGGAGAAGGGCATTTTAAGTTTCCTTTATCAGTTGTAGACATACCACGCGATAGTCACGGGCGTACAGTAGAAGGGGGAGTCGAGGAAACTTGTCCTGACTTCTGAGTAATCAATAGAGGTTGTAAGGCCGCTAAGGGAAATGTCTGTTGTTGCATCAAAGCGGTCTAGCAACAAGTCAGCAATGTCGTAACCAGCACCCGGCCCCATGTTCTCTGGTGTACAAATCAGGATACTGTAGAGGCCATCATAGCGTTGTTGTGGGTTCAAACCACGGACAGCAGGACGACGAGAAGTAGGAACCATGTCAACTTTGACGTAGGCGGTTCCTGTGGTTGGTTCGTAGGATACGTTCTGGTGAGCAATGGTGGGGATACCAGAAGTGCCAGAGAGGTGTGTGTCTAGGCAAGCACGAATGTCATTAATGATTGTCATTGAGTGCCTCTGACTTTATTTTTAGCATCTTGCAAGTTAATCTTTGCTCTGTTCCGAACAATACCATAGATGTTATACCCGTGGACATACTCTACAATGTTAGCGTGAGGAGAGTTGTTGGAGAGGTAGACTTCAGGTGCATCTTTGGGTAGAGAAGCAATATCCTCCATCAGCATAGAGATAGCTTCCGCAGCCTTAGCTTGAGGGTCTTGACCACCAGCCTTACCGTGAGAGGTTCTAGACCTACCTGCACCCCTTGTACTACGAACTGAGTGTGACGTGATATAAGCGCCCGTGTCAACAGCAGCCTTGCCTTTGTCGTTAGCCTCAAGAGTGTAGTCAACAATATCTGTTGCCATACTAATAAGAAACTCTTGTTTTATTTTGTCTAGGTCTTGCTCAATTTTCTTGAGACGAGAAGACAGCTTAATCTGAGCCATGTTACTCCCTCACTTGCAGCAAATAGCACATTGTTCTGCTACCAGACTTAATCTCCATAACCTTGACAATGTTTACTGTATCACCAAGGCCAATGATCTGGTCGGAAACAGCGGGTAGGAAAGTTTCTGTTCCTAGTGCAGCTAGAGTTTCTGCCGTAATGATTTCATCGAACTGGGTTGTTATTTGAGAACTACTAACCAAGGAACTGTCCAAAACAAGTCTACGATCACCGCGTATGACGGAATTACCATCAATCATCTCGGGGGTATAGTCGTAGAAATATCCCCTAACAGCATAGTCTAAATCTGTGTAAGACGTGGTTCCTGAAGTAGTATTGTAAGAGCCAAAAGTCTTTTTACGGAGCGTAAGCATTAAACCATGCTCTTTAATCATCTGTCGCAGAGTATAGGGATCAAACGCCATTAGGTTCATCGGGGATGTAACCGTCACCCGCCTCTACGTTATCGAACTGGTTAATACCAAAGGCAGGCTTAACACGGTCTGTGTCTTGATTAACAACTTGCATGTCGGATGAGGAGTAACCACCACCAAAGACACCAAGGGACTTGCCAGATGTCTTCTTGCCTTGTGCTTCGACCTGTGCAGCCAGTTGTTGATACTGTTGAGCGCGGGTAGAATACTTGGCACTCAAAGCCCCATCAAGGGTGGTGTCAACCATACGGCTGAACTTAGCAGCAATGGTACGGCAAACCCAAGCAGCCGCATAGTAGATATTGTCATTAGCCTGCGACAAGCCAAAGACAATCTCTTCGTTCTGAACCAATTGGTCACTCGTATCCGTATCACCCACAAGCAGACGAACAGAGTTGCGGCGACCAGAGGCAGTCGTAGTATTCAAATCAGTAGGATCATATGACCAAGCCATCCAGTCGCCCTCTTATTATTCAAACAATTCCCTATGAGAGTCACGCCAGAACCTAATCCGCCGTACTTGCGCCTCAACATCCTTCGGGACTTTAGGACATTTCTTTTCTCGAAACTCTTTTGCAGTTTTAGCCTTCTCCTTGAACTTCCCATTGAGTTTATCAATGTAAGCGTGGAGTTCTGCAAGGGCCATGCCATCAAGGTTCTTATTAAAAACGTCGGCAAAGACTTCTTTTTCTTCTTCCTCGTCAACAGGCTTGTGGTAGAAGAAGTCTTGGAAGAACAGGGTCAGGATCGTCTGATACGATTCACCAACACCTTTCCAGTCGTAGTATTCTCCCCTCTCACGAACCCTACCACTAATGTTTAACTCTTTTTTGATGTAGAGTTTTCTGGTAGGGTCGAAAGAGTGGGAGAGAAAATAAGTCGGGTTCATTCCCTCTCCCTTTCTTTAATTAAGCAATAACGCTGTCGATGACGGCACCGAGATCAGCCGAAACAACCTTGTGGTCGTAGGCCAAGTTGGCTTCCAGCACTTCAGCAACACCGTCGATAGCCAGATAGTCACCACGATACGACTTGATCGTGATACCATGACCCGAAGCATTTTCCAGATCATCCCAAGTGAAGGTGTAACCAGCCGAAGGGATCATCAGGCCCGAGGAGCGCGGACGGTAGTAGAAAGCCGCCAGCTTACCACCAATGAAAGCGTTCGATTCGGTCAGACCTTCAGCAGCGGTGTTCTTCACGGTTTCCATGACCATGAAGTCTTCCACACCGAAGATTTCAGCCAGTTTGGCATCCGTCACCAGAGCGGTGTTCGTCACGGTAGCTCCGCCATTCAGACGGGCAAGGATCGTGGGGTGGTTAACCAGAATGTCACGAACTTCTTTGCCGACAACCATGACGTTTGGCTTGAAGCCGCCCGACTTGAGTTGCACGGTACGCATGATATTGGTAACGTCTTGGATCGGGGTCGAGGTCGTGTAGTTCGACCACTGGATGACCTGAACCGAAGAAGGCGACGAGGCAACGCCATCCCAGTCCGTGCCCCAGATACCACCAGCGAAGTAGGAGTTAGCCCACTTGATTTCGCGGTCGATAAGGAGTTGGTGGGTCAGCATCTGAGCGCCAGCCGAGCGGATGTCCAGTGCTGCATCTTCGTTAGCCAGCGTCTCGAAGTCGAAGTCGGTTGCCAGCGAGAACACGTCGGTCGAGTAGGTGTCCTGCGAGAGCGTCATGCCCACACGAGGAGCCTGAGTGCGCGGAGCGCGAGCCTGCACCTGACCAGTGCGATTGAAGTCAGCACGGTTATAGATGTAATACTTGTCAGTCTTCTTGGAAACCGAAACCTTCGGGAACACACGGTCAGCGATAAAGCCGTTAGCGTCTTGCAGGAAGGCAATCGTCAGGTTGGTGAGCGGGGCGTCAATATGAACGCTGCTAGGGGTCAGCATAGCCATTTTTGGTAATCCTTTATTAAACTAGAAATTAGGCTGCGGCTTTATCAGCACGAGACAATTCAATGGTGATGATCTGACCATCGACAGCAGCTTCGAGAGCAAAGCCCACGATCACGTTGGTCGAAGCAGCCGCTTTAGCTTTGCCCGAAGTGCCAACTGCAACAGCAGCGCCACGAGTAATGGTGCCACCAGCTTGAACAGTCACGCGACCGTCATAAGCAACCGTAACAGCTTGACCAGCAGCGGTAGCAGCCATCAGGGCCACACCATCGGTACGAGCGTTAGCAGCGGTGTTGTCCACTTGACCATCAGCAGCCAGAGAGACGAAAGTGAATTGAGCAACAGCCGAACCAGAGACGTAGGTGCGGGTTGCCATGTTTTCCGTAAATGCCATAGTAGAGGCTCCTTTTATTTTTTATAGGTTTCAAGCACGAGGCTACGGCCCGGTGCAGTTTTGATGACAGCAGCATACGCTTTGTGGAAGTCTTTCTCTTTCTTCTCTTCCTGATAAGCCTTCACCATGTCGTTGAGCTTCTCAGTGGGAGTTTTAAGATCATTAGCTGCATCGGTTTTGCCAACTTCTTGGTAGATGCCCGCAAAGGCAGCGTCAGCGGAACGAAGTAGTGCAAGCAGTTCTTCGTCTTGCCCAATCGACTTCAACAGTTTACCACGCTCATCAGCAGTTCCCTTGAAATTGGGGAGAACCTCATCGGCGCGTTTACGGAGTGCTTCAACTTCGAGAGCCTTTTGCACATCTTCTAGTTTTTTCAGGACAGGTGCAGGGATAGCCGACTTGGCAATCTTTTCACCTTCAACTTCGATCATCTCTTCGGCAGGCTTTGCTTTTTCAATAGCAGACACTTCAAGTTCAGTGACTTTACCTTTGAGAGTTTCGATTTCTTCCAGAAGCATCTTGTTGACTTCTTCAAGTTCAAGGGCTTCATTCTTCCAAGACTTACGAGTAGGCTTCTTTCCACCCATCATATCGTCGTCCATCATCTCTTCTTCGTCGTCTTCCATGTCGTCCATCTTGTCGGACTTCATATCTTCTTTGTAACCCTTTTCGGCTTCAATCTCTTCAACCGTGTCGAGTTTCTCGACTTCTTCGTTTTCCATGTGTTCCCCTTCCGGGCTGCGCTTGAACAATGCGACCTTAGCGAGTGGGTCATCGCCCATATCGACCAAGGAAACCTCTTCAAGTTCCAAGTTTACGAGTTCGGTGGGCATTACACCATCTCCTTCAAAGTTAATCTGTTACCCTTAGACATGTTCAAGTCCGCAGGAAGAATTTGTAAGTTCCACGGGACATGTAAACCACAAACGTCTTTGCCATTTAGAGGGACTATGTGGTCAACTTGATAATTTTCACCCGTGATTGTCCTCAAATCCCTAGCAAGCCAATAGATTTGTTCAATCTTTTTGCTGTAGCCATACAGAGTTGCGCGTCTTTGTTTTGACCTTCTGGCAGAATTATAAGACAAAACTTTGTCGTAGTTAGATGCAATCCAATTTTTGGAGGCTGCTAACTTCTTGGGGCGGTTATTCTTCGCCCAAGTTTTGTTATACTCTTTCATTTCGTCTTTTCTGTTGGCTCTTTGGAGCTTTTGTGAAACAGAATCACAAACTTTGCAATGTGACCTGACCCCAAACTTCCCCTGTTTACTTTTACTAAACTGGTGAATTGGTTTTTCGACAGAACATTTGTTGCAAGCTTTAGTCTGCATTTTCACTAAACTCTTTAAGAGCGCGGCCACCAATACTAAACGCAGCCAGTTTACCGCTTTTAACATCTTGCCATACTTGGTCGTCGTAGACCTTGATAGCGACTAGCCAGCCTTCGCGGTCAGACTGGATACCCAATGCCTTGGCAATTTCATTAGTCAAGGGCATGGAATGGACAACTTCCCCGATCTTACCACCGCTGTGCATAGCCTTGGCGGTTCTCATGGAAAGCATAAAATTAGTTGCAGCCTTTGCGATCTGGTCAGGACGAATAAACTCGTCGCTGTGATCTAGGCTGATTTCACCGTTGACAGTTGAGACGTAAGCCCAACCGAAGGCGAGACGCTCTTCATCAAGTTGCTTGACAATCTGACCTTCAACGGATACTTTGGTCATTTCTGAGACAGACGTTCCGCTTTCCCACATACGGCAGGACCAGTAACGGGCAGAGGTCTTATCTGTGGCGGCATCGCAGGAGTGTCTAGCACGAAAATTCCTACGAGCGTCAGGATCGTCACGACGAATTTCCATGTTGGGATCACCGAAGGTGACTTTCTTAATCTTGTCACCATCTTTGACGTAGACACCAAACTTCTTAGTGGAACCCGCAGGCATACGGAAAGGCTTGTCAAGTTCTACACTACGACCTTGGTAGTCGGCTTTCTGAACCGCCTGTTTGGCTTGTGACCACGCACCAGCAAAGGCACGGCTCTCACTCATACCCTCTTCGGCCATCATGGAGTTGAAGACGTTACGGAAGACTGATTGCTGATGTGCAGACAGTTTACCACGAACTGCTTTCGGGAGGTCTTCATTGCTACTGTACGGCATTGTTCCTCACCAAAATCATAGAAAAGTTTGTGGTAACTCGTGTGTTGTTAGTTTCAACCTGAGAGGCTTGCACATCAAGGTCTGTCTTTTCAGTCATTGCAACAGGGGCGTAAAAGTCGTATCTATAAGTGTGTTGGAAAACTTCACCAATATGAGCAATACGGAAACCCTGACCAAACGGTCGAATAAAGAAACGAACCTGAGCGTCTTCACCCTTCTGAACACTAAAGTCGCCAGTCAGGATGTAGGCTGTGTATCCAGCAGGGACTGTGTAAATGCCATTAAGGGTTTGACCAATACCAGCTTGGATAAGTCCAACAGTGTTTCCGTTGGCAGTGAGCGTGATATTACCAGCGTTGTTAGATGCACCGTTCTTATAGACAGCGGAGTTCACACGCTTGAACTGCACAGAGCCTGTAGAGGCAGTGGTCCCAGTGCAATCAATCTCTTCTGTGATTGGGTTGAAGTCTGCATCTAGACCGCTTACCACAACAGACCCTGTGTCAGAAGCTGATGCAGAAACCACAGTGACGAGCCTCACAGAGTCCCATACGGACCAAGGGTACAATCCCCCAGCCGTCCAAACAGTCTCGTCGCCAGCAGTATCAACATCTGCGTTATATCCAGTGACGTTGACAACAGAGTAGCCATCAAACTGACCTTGAGCGATAGAGAAGTAACTATCCCTAAGAGTGAGGTGCCCCCAATCAGCCATCTACCGCTTCCTTCACAGGTTTGTTGAGTTTTGCTTCGTACTTGTTGCTATCGAAGTCAATCTCAGCGATTGCCATAAGATCAGTGACAACTTCAGTTTGATCTTGCAGTTCGATGCCAGCGCCATTGATGTTACGCAGGAAGGAAGCAATTTCACGAAGATCGTGGGGAGCAACGTCACCAGCAACAAGTTTAGGCATGGTGGACCAATCAAGTCCATTCAACTGCCACAGACGCTCGACCAGTTGCTTGTTCAGGACATCTACAATCGTGTTGATGTAGCTTTCGAGGCTTCTGAGGAAGAGGTCAGTCTTAGTCTTTGACAGAGCATAAGAACCAGAGCCACTACCAAGCATAAGAAACTCAGCCATAAGGCTACGAGCAATATCATGCTGGTAACGCTTAACAACAGGATCAATGTCGATGGAGCGAGAGCCATTTGCAGTAATCAACTCCACATCCATGAGACGCTGGTTAGTAGGTTTACCATCGGCGTCTACATACAGGTCCGAGGGAAGAAGGGCATAGCCTTGTTCGTTGTTCTTAAGGTCACGCAGGATACGCTCAAACTGACTACGGAGAGCAGCCTGATCGGCAGTAGCATCTGCACTCAGATACTCCGCAGGCATACGCCCAACAGGCACCCCATGAAGCTCTCGCTCAATAGCAATAGCCTCATATCCCTGAATCTTGTTGAGGTAAGTGTAAGAGACGTAAGCGTTGCGAAGAACGGAGCGACCAGATGGATCATTGTTGAGGCTCGTTGTGCGATAATACAGGGATTTTTCGACAGGGATCATTGCAGGGCGTTTGCCCCACACAGCCTCTTGGTACATACCAAGAATTTCACCAGTGTTCTGGTCAACTTGAAATGTTTCAACAGTCCAAGGTGCGCGGATAGCAATCTTCTTTACACCGATACGACCATCTTCGTATTTAGAGTTTTTCTTAGGGGAGCGGGCATCACCAGCACGGCGCTTGTAGACAACCTCAAACCACGAAAAACCATAAGTCAGGTATGACAGTGCTTCTGAGATATGATCGTCAAGGCTGTGGTCCATGTCTTCAATGACAGATTTGAGGAACTCTACTTCTCTTTTAGCAGCTTCGCTATCATCAGCAGGCACAACCTCAATCTTGACATCTCGAAGGGTCTGTTCCACAGCATACATGATGGAGCCGACAATCGCGTTGTTGTCACGCATCTCACGATACTTCTGGATTGCCTTCTTACCTTTGAGTTCTTGAAGAAACTCGTCAGCACGAATGTCACCCGTGTAGGTGTTCTTACCATACACGCCCAATTCAATTTTAGCAGCGGTTTCACTCAGCTTCTTCATAGCGGTTGCTCTTTCTTACGTTGACTTCCGCTGGCAAAACTTGCAGATTCCAAGGAACATGTAGACCACAAACGGCCTCCCCTTGAAGCGGAACTATGTGATCTACATGGTAGACCTCACCAGTTACAATCTGGCAGTCTTTTGCATGAGAATAAACAAACTCAATCTGAGACTTCTGTTCGGGTGAAAGCCAAGGTGGGGTGGCCCTTTTAACGGAATCCTTCCTGAACATGGCTTTCATCTTGTAGTAGTTTGCATTTTTGGCATAATGCTTTGCGTGGTCAACTTGCTCGTTCTTGTTTCTCACATATATGCACTGTTTGCAGTAGTGAGAAAGTCCAGACTTCCTGCTTCTGTTCTTGTTGAACATTTCAGCAGGTTTCTCAAGTTTACAACACTGACATTTATGCATTTCTAGCAATCAACCCTTTTGCATCTGCGTAAGCAAGGTTCAACTCTGGTTTTGCGACACCTTTTAAGGCTAACTCAGTTACTGCCCACACCATTGCGTCCAATCTATCTGGAGAACCTATGCTGCCCAAAGGACACCACTGGACCATCTGATCTTCTAGGGCATCTAGACCCTTGACATGCTTTACTCGACCCCGTTCATAGAGGGCCGAGACAGGTTCTGCACGAGCATACTTACCACGAGAGGCGTGTACGAGTTTAATGGGTATAGTCTCATCTACACTCTTGAATGTGTAGCGAACCATCTCGCCACCTTGGTTGCGTTCTGCCACAATACGATCAGCATTATACAAGTTGTAGAGTTCGATTGCTTTAGCAGCCCAACCTTCTGGGGAGTATCTGTCTGTGGCATCTTGGAGGATATAGCAGACACCATTGATGTCTTGCCCTGCCACAACAATACCAGTCATGTCACTCTCAGCATTAGCGGAAACAGCCGGATCGACTGATACCACAACACGAGCAAGTGTTTCTGCAAACTCTACGGGGTTATCAACCTTAACTTCACAAGTTGCTAGGAGTTGACGGTTCCACAAGGCACCAGAGGCTTCATCTAGGATTTCTGCGTAGAGTTCCTGACGACCAAGGCGAGTGCCTTCATATTGAGATTTAACTGCTTCAATGTAGGTTGATGCAAGATTAGCAGAGTTATCAAATGTAGAACCATAGGTCACAACGGTCTTAGGGTTCTTGATAATGTCTCTAACGAGTTTTGTAGGCTTTGGGGTTGTGGTTACACAAACTTGAGGGTGTTTACCTAGACGGAGACAGAATTGGAGCATGTCCCAAGTTCCACGGTCTTTATTCCAAGCAGCAAGCTCATCACACCAAGCAGCCTCAAACTGGGGGCCACGAAGACGTTCAGGTTCTTCTGCACTAAAGAATTGGACGTAGGCACCATTCTCCCATGTCAAGAGGCGTTTGGTTGGCGACCACACAGGTTTACCTAGAGGGACACCTTTAAGGGTCTTGTCATTCTTCCAACAACGAGCAAGGAAGCCTGACTCACCGTTAATCATAACACGTTCAATGTCGGAGTTAGTAGCAGCAATAGCGGCAATACGCTTATGCCCTTTCATTACCAAACCACGAACCCACTCAACACCAGCCCGTGTCTTACCAAAACCACGACCAGCATTCACATACCACACATTCCAAGTACCCTCTGGGGCAATCTGTTGTGGTCTAGCCCAGAAGGGCCAGTTGTAGATGAGTTCTTCTGCTTTAGCTTGGGGAAGCTGTGACAACAAAGAAGTCAGGTCTTCACCCATAGCCCTTAGATCGTCAGCATGGATTGGAAGACCGTTCTTACTCATTCTTCGGTTACTACTTTTCTTTTACCAAGGAGTGCAAGAAGATCATCAATAGCCCCAGTGTCTTCTTTGACTTCTTCGGGATCGACTTCTTCAACCTTGATTGTTGGGTTCCACCCTGCCTTACTACGCAGGAAGAGTTCAGCAGCTTTAAGGTCGCCCTCAAGGGCTTTGTTGACCACAACATTACCTACTGCTTCTTGAATGTCTGCCCTAGCTTCTGCAATGTCATTACGATAAGTAGTGTACATACCGTTCATAGAAGAAGGTGAATGGTCATACTTCTGGATGTTGTCCAAGATGACCTTCATTGCTACACCAGCCCGAATGGCCTTACGAATGTAGGTAGCAATGTGGAGATTGTGTTTCAGCTTCTCAGCCATAGTCGTTACCTTTCAGGCTAACAAGGAGAATTGGCAATCCGTTAGCACGATCCGAGTGGAACCAGACCATTATACCAACTGTCAAGTTACTTATATACCGCGACGGATCAAGCGCGGTGGGTCATAATACCTTGAGGTCTATTGACCTACAAGTAGAGTAGCAAACCACATCGGCACCCATTTCGTACTTAAATGATTTGGTGAGAGAATGTGATGGTTGTGGCTTGCTTGTGTATATATAGTTGTAATTACAACTCTTGTCAAGGGGTATAGTGACATATTTATCACTTTACCTCTATTTCTCCCTCAGTTCCTAAACATAACTGGCATAGTCTCATCCCACTCATTCAGAACCTTACCAGATTCTAACCACCTGTCTCTAACTTCTACAGCCTTCTGCTTGCTGTAGGTACGGTAGACAGATTGCTCGGGACCTCGCCTTACCACAAACAATCTATTCATTGTACCACAGAAGATGTAGTCTTCATCAGTCTCAAGGTAATAGTTCTTCTCAAGGTTCCTCTTAGGGTAGGTTCCCTTATGATCTACTACAACAAGGTTAGAGTAGGCTAAATTGTATCTATCTCCATCTTTACAGAGTACCCTGTCCTTTGGATGAAGGTAGGTATCAGTCATAAGCATCACTGCTACTCTAGACAAGTTAAAGCATACCACCTTACCAGTCTTAGGATGCCTATAGGTGATAGCTTTATCTACTATCTCTTTACCACTCACCTTAGAAGTAAACTCACCTGTATCGGGATCATAGTAGAAGATGTTCTTGATCTGAGCTAAGGTGTAACCTACATAGGTCTGAGTGTCTACTACTGTCATTCCCTTTACTACCCTCTAGTGGATGATAACTGTATGTAGTCTACTTAGTCATCTATATTCACTATTCAATAGGTACCTCTTCTTTGTGGTAGATGATACTAGATGATACTATCTACTCCTTGATGGGGGTACTGTCTTAGATTATCTCTTTCCTTATAGAGTATATGGTATGGAGCGGTGGCGGAAAGGACATCTTATATATGGTTGTAATTACGACTATTGTCAAGGGGTAGACTGCAAATTTCTTTTATTTTTCTGTAGAAATCTGACAAGTATTTGTTTTTTCTCTGTATTTTGTTAGTCAATTAAATTTTTTGTCTTGGCTTTCAGTAGGGTTACCCACCCGAATCACCTCGGCGCATCATAATCTGGAGGGTCCCACCTTGTCAATACCCCCTATGTGTGATAAAAATGCAACACCTCCCCAATGGGTCACTGTGATATTTATGCAACACTACTAGTCTGGGATACTGTGGCAAAAATGCAACACATAGGGTTAAGATAGAATCTGGTAAAGATTTCCCTTTACAATACAAATACTTGCACGAGAGGAGCGAATCGGCATCCTCCTCC